TATGGATTCGTGTATCTTATAACCAACAATGTAACAAATAAAAAATACATTGGTAAGAAATTCTTTTACTCCTCAAAAACCAGACAAGTAAAAGGTAAGAAGAAACGTTTCAAAGTTTCCTCGGACTGGCAAACTTATTATGGTAGTAACGAGGAATTAAAAAAAGATGTTATAATACACGGACTAGATTCGTTTAGCCGAGAAATTATACATTTATGCAAAAGCAAAGGTGAGTGTGGTTATCTTGAAGCAAAAGAACAGTTTGTAAATGGTGCTCTGGAAACAGATGACTATTACAATTCTTGGATTATGGTAAGAGTAAGAAAATCACACATTAAAGGATTGCAATGCTAGATTATTTGAAAGACATTAGTGAAGAATTTGATGCATTATTCTTTTTACCAATGGAAGATGAAGATAGTATCAACATCGTAACAAATAAATACAAAATTCCAGGTCAACCAATAGAAGGTAATATTATTGGGTCTTGGTGGCATATCTTGTTGTTTAAATGCAACGAAGAAAACGGTACAGTAGAACATCTGGACACATTTGATGCAATCTTTGCCGATCCTAGGGAATACGTATCGCAATTGATTCCACAAGGGTGGTACGGTTTAGTCGCAAAGAAAACCACAACCTCAAATAATTTCCTAGATGATGCTGTTGACAAATTCGAATCAATGATGTAAAATAGTAAAATCTAAACTAAAAGTATATTATGATTCTCGTTGATCTTAACCAAGTATTGTTGTCAGGCCTAATGGCACAAATTGCCAGTCAAAAAGGTGTTAAACTGGAAGAGGGTCTTATAAGGCATATGATCCTGAACATCATCAGGACGCACCTAAAGAACTTCCGTGAAGGATATGGCGAAGTTGTGTTGTGTGCTGACAACCGCAATTATTGGCGCAAGGAGTTCTTTCCCTTCTACAAGGCCGGTCGTAAAAAAACTAGAGAGAAATCTGAACTTGATTGGCATTTAATTTTTGATATGCTTTCAAAATTCAAACAAGAACTCAGAGATAATTTCCCATACAAGGTAATTGATGTCGATGGTGCAGAAGCTGATGACATTATTGGCACACTTGTACCACGACACATTATGCATGAAAATATACTAATAATTTCCAGTGATGGTGATTTTCTACAATTACAGATGTATAATGGTAGAAATGAGTTTAGTATTAAACAATACAATCCAACACAAAAGAAATTCTTAATTTCCAAAAGTCCAATGGATGAATTGAAAAATAAAATCATCACTGGCGACAAAGGTGATGGTATTCCAAACATACTTTCACCGAGTGACACGTTTGTTCGTGGAATCCGCCAAAAGGTTATGACAGAAGCCAAACTCACTAAATTTATGTCACAAAACTATGGTGATTATGATGATGAAAATGCACGTATCGGTTTTTCACGCAACCAGACATTGATTGACTTGAGAAACATACCTATTGATATACAAAATAAAATTATAAATACTTATGAAGAAACCAAACCAGCGCCTAAGGGTAAAATACTGGATTATTTGATTGCAAATAAACTGAAAAGTTTAATAGATGTTATTGGGGAATTTTAATGAAATCGTTATATGAAGTTTTTGATGAATTTGAACTAGCAAAAAACAAAAAAGAAAGAATGGATGTAATTTCCAAAAATCTTTCAAAAACATTGGTTGATGTATTAAAGCTAGCTTATCATCCAAAAATTAAATGGAAAATTAAAGAGTTGCCGGAGAACTATAAAGTTCCTACGGATATGTTACCTGGCATCACGCATGATAGCCTTAATGGACAAATACGTAAAATGTATATGTTCATGGATGGTGATGCAACCGCAGAAAAATTAAGTGAACAACGTAGAAATGAATTATTAATTCAAATGTTAGAATCGATTGAACCACGAGAAGCAGAAGTTTTATTGGGTATCTTCCAAAAAGATTTGGGAGTAAAAGGGTTAGACTATAAATTTGTAAAAGAGGCATTTCCAGACATGTTGCCATGACAAAAAAAGAAAACATCATTATCGTATCTGGTGAATTTGATCCTGTATCTTATGATGAGTTTAAATTATTAAAAACTTGTAAAACAAAGTGTGATTGGCTTGTTGTCGGCATACATTCCGATTCTTATATGGAATTATGTCGATCCGGTGCCAGAAACAACTTTTCACAAAGAAGAGAAGTCGTGGAAAGTTTTCCTTTTGTCGATGAAGTGTTTACATTTAATGATTTCGATGGAACATGCTGTAATTTGTTAAAACTTATAAAATTGTGTTATCCCGTATCCAATATAACCTATGTTTCAGAGATGAACATGCAGAATATGCCAGAATCACGTATTCGTGGCATTACTTTCACAACATTTGAAATTATTAATCAAGGAGTTTAATTAAAGTGTCTAAAGTTTTCGGTAAATTTCGTAATTCGGACTACGAAGAAGAACTTGAATTTCATTCAAGTAAAAAGAAAAAAAATCAGCAAAAAACCTCAAGAAAAAAATCAAATTATGAAGATTATGATTATTTCCAAGGTTCTGAAGATTATCAAAAATCCGCAAGAAAAAAAAGTAAAACATATTAATTAATTTTGTGTTGTAAACTAACAACACAGCTGTTGACAAGCTCTATCATATGGTGTATAATACAACCATTGTTTAGGAGATTTTTATGATGATATATGTTCGAACTGCAAGGTCCAAGAAAAAACTAGGACCAAGATCCGTGCGTGAACAGTATGATGAGTGGTTGAAATCACACCAAACATCAAAACCAATCAAATCCACAAGCAATCAACTAACATATAAGCTGACAACGCCTGCCGGCCGTGAAACCGTGCGTTATCCGTCATTAAATACAGGCAATGGTGTTGCAACCAAAGCTACACCAAAGGTTTATACAGGTACAAAAGTGATTGGAATTGCAACAATGCACAAATCAAACGCTGTACCTGTGTTTAACAGTGAAGAAGCTGTAGAAATTTCAAAAATGAGGCGCTAAAATGAGTAAAAAAATGAGTTTTGTTGTAAAATTGCAACGTCCGGTATGTCGTACTGCAATCAAACCTGTACAAGAACACAGAAATGTCGTAAAATATGATCGTAAAAACGCTAAAAAAGCGATTTTGTCGTCAATCACTGAGCTAGGAGCAAAAAATGTCACAAAATACTGAGCCAAAACAAGAACCGCAAGAACCGATTGATTGGAAACCTTTAGATGAAGTCACTCGGCAATGGGCAGTTATGTCACAATTCGAAAATGACCAAGATTGGTACAAACGGATGAAAGAATACTATGAGTAAGTCTTATATAATTCAAGTGCAAGAAGCTAATGATGGTACTGGTGATGCAATCTTAGAATTTCCTGAAGAATTTATTGCTGAAACAGGTTGGAAAGAAGGCACCGTGTTAAATTTAAGTGTTGAAGAAACACCAACAGGCAATATTATCATTGTAACCGAGAAAAAATAATGGAATTACTCGAATCTAAATCTTTGTTGGCCAAATTGATGGCGACCGAAAACCTTGTTGTCGAACAACGACCGGTACAAACAGCATCTTTTGATGTTAAGAACCGGATTTTGACACTTCCAGTTTTAGATAAAAATATTTCCAGCGCTCTTTATGATTTGTTTACTGGTCACGAAGTTGGCCATGCTTTATATACACCCATTGAAGGTATGTTGAAAGCAAAAGAAGAAAATGTTATTCGGGATGTGACTAATGTAGTCGAAGATTCCCGTATTGAACGCAAAATTAAATACAAATATCCAGGTCTTAAAAACTCCTTTGTTAAAGCTTATGGTGAGCTTATGACTAGAGATTTTTTTGGCATCAAAGGAACGGATATCAACAAGATGAATTTTCTTGACCGTATTAATCTACACTGCAAAGGTGGTGCAGCATTACGTATTCAATTTAATGATGAAGAACGTAATTTACTTAATGAAGTTGAAACAACTGAAACCTATGATGACGTTATTGATGTATCGAAAAGAATCATCGAATACATGAAACGTAAATTAGAAGAAGAAGAACAAAAGCGCACCAAAGCCAAAGCCGAAAACGGTGACGATGGTGAAGATGAAGATCAACCTGAATATGAAGAAGTTGACTTTGATAACCAAGGCAATTCAAAAGAACAAACTTTTGAAGATGGTGATGAAATTGACGAGGGAGATATTCAAGCCAACGAACGTGATTCTGATAAGTTCAACAAGAAAAAAGAAGATAAAAAAGTAAGTCTGGAAGACCAGATTCGTTCTTTTACTGATGCATCTTATAAAGAAAATGAAAAACAGTTATTTGATAATAGTGTGGGTAATATTTTATATGCAAATATTCCACATTTTGATCCGAAACAAGTTGTTGACCACAAAGTAATTTGGAAAAGATACAAACAAGATAATTTCAGTTCTTCAACAGAAACATTTCTTAAAATTCGAAATGAAAGTAATAAGGTCGTTTCTTATCTTGTTAAAGAATTTGAAATGCGTAAAAATGCTGACCAGTTAAAACGTGCAACAACAGCCAAAACCGGTGAACTGAATATGAGTAAGATTTACTCTTACGGTTTCAATGAAGATATCTTTAAGAAAATCTCAGTTGTTCCTGGTGGCAAGTCACACGGTCTTGTTATGTTTCTTGATTGGTCTGGTTCTATGATTGACCATATTGGCAATACAATGAAACAGTTGATTAATTTGGTATTGTTTTGTAAAAAATTAAACATACCCTATGAGGTATATGCATTTATCGAAGAAACAGATAGAGAACAGGAAACATCTCAAGTTAAAAAAGAAAATGATATCTATTTCAGACCATATGGTTTGATGAATCTATTATCATCAAGAATGTCTAGTGCTGAATTTACATATGCATGTTCTTCATTGGTTTGCTTGGCTGGACTAGGTAGCACTCGTGGTTATTTTCCTTACTGGATGAACATGCAAGGCACACCACTGAACCAAGCAATCGTTCATGCCATGACTATTGTTCCTGAGTTTCAAAAGAAAAACAAGTTACAGATTGTCAATACAATTTTTCTAACAGATGGTGAAAGTAACAATTCAAATCGATATTATCAAAAAGATTCATATTATGGACTACAAGATGTAAAAATGGATTGCGATAGATTGATTATACGTGACCCTGTTACCAAACATGAAGAAAAAATTAATAATACTAGGAACCATGATGAATATACAAGTGCTTTTATTCGATTATTAAAATCCAGAACTGGTTCAAATGTTATTGGTTTCTATGTTATTAATGGCAGAGACTTTAATCGTAAAGTATATCAATGGTTTCCAAAACAAACCAATCACGAAGAAATGAAAGAAAACTTTAAAAAATCAAAGTTTGCTGTTTTAGAAAATACTGGATATGATGAATATTATATCTTGAGGTCAAATGGCCTAGATACAGATGAGGATTCTACTTTTGAAGTTAAAGAAAACTCAACCTTCAGAGGTATTGCCTCTGCATTTACAAAGTACAATAGTGGTAAACACAGTAGCCGAGTTGTACTGAATCGTTTTATCGGACTAATTACATAAGGAGTTAATTATGGAAATTCATTCAGAATATTATGGTGATGGCAGAAAAGCCACAATCAATAGACTTAGTAGAGGCCTTGACCGGCAATTTGATATATGGGAAGTAACACTATATGTTGAGAACCGTGTGGTGCAAAGAACAACACTACAGAGAATAAATGAAGCAGAAGATTTTGCAGAATCTTGGTGTCAAGGTGCCGATGGTAATCAAATTTTGTTGAATGAGGTTATTAATGGATAAAAAGACCAAAGAGATTCTTTGTATCACACAGGAAGAATGTGCTGAGGTGACACAGGCAATCTCTAAGATTTTCCGTTTCGGTTTCGATTCTGTACATCCTGTTACAAATAAAAGTAACATGCAAAGTTTGGAAGAAGAAGTTGGTGACCTTCTTGCTATGATTGATATTATGGTAGAGAAGTGCATGATTTCTGATGGTAACATTAATGCAGCAAGACAGGCCAAAAAAGAGAAACTGAAAATTTGGTCTAATATCTACAAAGAAGATTAAATGAGTGATGAACAAGCCTTAGAATTATACGAGAAAATGAAATCTCATTTCGGTGATAAGTTACCTGATCCCGAACATGAACCTATGCAATTCTCATATTTTGTGAGACTGTATAAATACTATTACCTTAATTTAAATACTTAATATGCCCATCTCAATAGGATCAGGAATTCAACTAGGCCGTGGTATACGGATAGGATCATCACAATTTGCTGATGGTGGAATAGTAAGCACCAGTGGACTTTATACCATACATACGTTCACATCAAATGGAACTTTCCAGATTTTTAGAGATATAGGTAAAACATTTGATATATTGTTAGTTGGTGCTGGTGGAGGTTCTGTGACCGGTGGTAATGCAACAGGTGGTGGCGGTGCCGGCGGTGTTGCATATTTAACAGAACAATTATTAACATTTGGAAGTTATTCTGTATCAATAGGACAAGGTGTTGCTGGTGCTAACGGACAAAATAGTTCAATATCAACTTTTGTTGCACTTGGTGGTGGCAAAGGTGGATTCGATGGTCAACCAGGTATTGCAGGCGGCTCTGGCGGTGGCGGTGGTGCTTCAAATGCTGTCGGCGGCGCAGCACTACAACCAAGTAGTTCAACAGGTGGTTTTGGTGCTGCTGGTGGCACAGGCGGCAACTTCTTAAGTGCTGCAAGAGGTGGTGGTGCCGGTGCAGATGGATGGAATGGCCGTGCATTTGATATATCAGGCACTTCAACTTATTATGGTGGTGGTGGCGGTGCCGGCAGAACAAACGGTCAAGGCGGCGGTGAAACTACACAAGCATTGGGTGGCGGAGGTTGGGGTGGTGGCGGCAGTAGTCCGGGCGGAACGCCTACTGCCGGTGCACCGAATACTGGCGGCGGTGCCGGCGGACATGGTAATAATGCTACAGCAAATCTTGCAGGTGGTTCTGGTATCATAATCATACGATACTTGACTTAATTATGCGTGAGATTATTATTATTCTTTTACTATTCTTCCTTTTCTGGGGAGAACCAGATGTATGGGATAAACTCCATGAACGAACAATGAATACCTTAGAGGAACCACAATGCGTAAAATAATCATTACTTTAACATTATTGTTAAGTACGACAACATTTGCACAAGAAAAGATATTTCAGTTAAACAAACCGATGAACTGTTCTTCTGCCCAAAGCCTCATGGAATATCTTTTCAAACAACTTGGTGAAGTACCGGTATGGGTTGGCAAAGAATCCGCATCAGGTTCTTATATTTCAATTGTTATGAACAAAGAAAAAGGCACTTGGACATTAATACAATATGATGCCGTAACAGGTTGTGTTTTAGGTGCTGGCCAAAGTGATGGTACGATTTAATAGATGACAATGGTGTGACAATTAATTAATTTTCTACATAATAGGATGCAGAAAAAAACATACCGATCAATATTCATTTCCGATGTCCATTTGGGAACCAAAGACTGTAAAGCTGAGGCTCTCAATAATTTTTTGAAGAACAATTCATGTGATACATTATATCTAGTTGGCGATATAATTGATGCATGGAAAATTCAACAAAACAAATGGCGTTGGAAACAATCCCACACTAATGTGGTACGCAGAGTATTAGGTCATGCCAAACGTGGCACCAAAGTAATATTCATTGCAGGCAATCACGATGAATTTTTAAGACCAATGATACCATATGGTTTCAGTTTTGGCTCAATCGAAATACACAATCAAACAGAACATATCGGTGCAGATGGTAAACACTATCTAGTAGTACACGGAGATATGTTTGACGGCATCACAAGACTTGCACCGTGGTTAACATTTTTAGGAGATAAAGCATATGATTTCATTCTTGGACTCAATACTAGGATTAATTGGATTCGTCATCGTATGGGTTTTGGGTACTTTAGCCTTAGCCAGTTTCTTAAGCACCGTGTCAAAAAAGCAGTAGATTTTATTTTTAAGTTTGAAGAAAACTTAACTAAGTATTGTAAGAAACGTGGTTTTGATGGTGTCATTTGCGGACACATACACCATGCAGAGATAAAAGAAATAGACGGTGTTACCTATATGAATGACGGCGACTGGGTTGAATCATGTACTGCACTAGTGGAACATCATGACGGCCGTTGGGAAATTATAACTTGGACACAGGAGAGTGATAATGAAAGTAAACAAATTAATTACAAAGATGTACAAGGCCATCCTGAAGGGTGATAAAAACAAAGAACGCCGGCTTTGGCTTAAAACATTAAGAAAATCTTTGAAGAAAAAACGTACACAAGCAGTACAATGAAAACAATATTAATTATAACAGATAACTTACCGGATCAAATCAATGGCGTTGTCACAACTTACAAGAACATTGAGGCGTGTGCGATTCTGGATGGTTATAACGTTGTGGTGCTTGATCCCCGGTGGTTCCGCTATATTGATTGTCCTGGCTACAACGAAGTCAAACTTACCTATCCGAGGAACTTGGGCAAGAAGATTAAGGAGATCAATCCGGATTATATCCACATCGCCACAGAAGGTCCTCTTGGTCTGTGGGCTAGAAAATATCTTTCACTATGCGATTATCGTTACAATACCGCTTATCATACTAAGTTTCCTGAGGGCTTAAAGAAGTTACTTGGTATACCTGAGTTTCTAACATGGGCATACGTCCGTTGGTTTCATAAACACTCAGGTAAAGTCTTGACCACAACAGAAACGATGGTCAAAGATTTACACAACCACGGGTTCAAACAAAACATATTACCTTGGACTCGTGGAGTAGATAGAGATATATTTAATGACTCACAGCGCCTTGCAAGCGCTTCCGGAGGCCCCACCCTTGTTTGTGTTTCCAGAGTTTCAAAAGAAAAGAACCTCGATGACTTCTGCAAGATAAAGTATCCAGGTGCCAGAAAAATCATGGTCGGCGATGGACCATATATGTCCGAGTTAGCCTTAAAGTATCCAGATGTTGAGTTCGTTGGTTTCAAGACTGGCAAAGAACTTGCATACTATTACGCAAACGCAGATGTTTTCGTNTTCCCTTCAAAGTGGGAAACGTTCGGNATCGTTATGATTGAGGCNATGGCCTGCGGTACACCAGTAGCTGCGTACCCAGTAACCGGACCGTTAGATGTGGTAGAAATTGGTAAAACTGGTTATCTTGGNGAGGACTTAAACTATGTTATCTCTTGCTGCTTGACATTGGACCGCAAAGATGTTATAATACATTCAAACAAATGGTCCTGGCAAAAAGCATGGGAAATTTTTAGAGATAACTTGATACGATTAAAATGAGAATCACATCATCGGAAGGTAAACCAGTTATTCTTCCATCCGACATGAGAG